CACGATGTTCTGGGCGTAGTCCCAAAGGGGTGAATCACTTTCGACGCTTGTGTTGGCAGTATCGAACCAGTCAGAGTAACGGTATACAAGGCGCTCAATGGTGCCTTGTGAGTGGTAAATCTCTAGGTAGTCCGCTGGCCCGCCATAGGATAGGCAGACTTTGGTGAATTGAACCGTGTCTATTGATAGGGCAGGGTCATCAGTGAAATCGGCGTTAGGGTCAGTAAATAGTGCTTTAATCTGCTCCTCACGCTGCAATAGGTTCTGAATTACAAGTTGCGCGCATGACTTATTTTCGCTAGTTGTGGCTTGTTGCATGGTATTAGTCCCTTCTAGAATCTGGCACTGTTGCCAGATAGTGCCCCCGCTAGGTCGTGAACCTTGCGCCGTCTACACGGTGCGGGGGCTGTCGGTCAGAGCGAGTATAACACCGACAGTGTGAAGGATAGCGCGAGCAAGAATAGACACGCGCAAGCGAGAGCGAACAGCGTGCGGATTATTGTCCGCGTGATGTAATAGGCGCGTGAGTGTTTCATTATGCGCTCACCTTCTCCTGGTCATGTCCTAGTGCGTGCCAGGTGCTTCCATGGACATGGACGCCAAATCGCTCTAGTTCGCGCATCATGCGCTTAAGCGCATTAGGCGTGAGCATGGAATCAATCCAGATTCGTCCCTGCGTGTCAATCATGACGTAACGCTGTCTAGATTGCTTAGCCATTGATAACACCGCCCCACATCTCGGTCAATTCCTTAGCCGTAGGCATTACGAAATTAAGCGCGTGACAATCCTCACATAAGCCTTTAGGGAATACGGCGAGAGGATGGATTGCTGTCTTACACTTAGCGCACTCTACGCCATCATAAATACGCGAAGAACGACTATGAAGAGTCACACATCTTTCGCATACCGCTAGAGATACTTGCTCTCCGTTATCGTATTGAAAGAGGCGCGAGGCAACTTTCTTATGTATTCCGCATAGTTCACACATTTTTAGTCCCTTCTTTAGGTGAGTAAGTCACTCACTAACCGAAGTATAAGCCTGTCAAAATCTTAGTGTCAACCCCAAAATCGGCTAGTAATCACATCGTTATAATCTTGTTATAATCGAACATCTGTTCGGTTAGCCCATGGCTAGATAGTTTCACTTTCAACTATCGGTTGCCGTCGCTTGCGATGTCGCCTGGACAGTCGCCCGTCCACAGCCCCGCAACGCATTCGAACATCCGTTCGACACGGTATAACGATCCAATACGACATCGAACCGCCTCGCCTTGCCCGCAGTTTCGCACTCTCACGCGGACGTTACTATCGCCACCGTTAGGCAATTCGAACATCTGTTCGATACCAAAACTGTCACGTCCAACCCGAGGGTTTTAACTATAGGGAGTGTATTACTATTACTATCAACCACAATATTTTTTATAAATATAGGGGCTACCATCTCAAAACGGCGTAAATCTGTCTCAAATAATGAGACGGCGTAAACTATTTTAGCCCCAAACAAGGCTCTGACCTGCGGTTATACCTAATGTGACGAACATCACACACCCCTACTAGGGATAAACCCGTTTTATCCCGCCTTAGTATATATAAGGGGTTAAAAAAAACCGCACTCCGTAGTTCGGCTCTAGACAGCCGAGCCTCACAGCGAGGATGTCGCAAGAGCCGAACTGTTCGCTACGAAGGCTCAAGGCCTTCTTCGCTCCCATAGGGTGACGGCAGGTTGCGCCTGACGGCGCCCCCTAACTTAACCACAGCATTCCCCACAGGGGGATGCTTCGCAGTGGGATAGTTCTAATCTCACGACCATAGGAGATTAGCCAGTGGCAACAAAGGATCCAACGAAGTACCGCCTGGTGGAAGGCGCCAGCCTTCCGTCGAACGAAGCGAAGAAACGTCTTATCGCGCTGATTGAAGATGGCGTTACGGTAGAAGATGCTTGCCGCGCCGTTGGCAAATCGGTCAAGTCTTATGAGTATTATCGTTCATCCGACCCTCAATTTAAAGAGGCGATTGATCTGGCGCGTGTTATCAAGCGCCGAAAAGGGACTGTCGCTGATGAAGACCGTAATATATCCTTTGAAGACTTTAGGCTCAAGTATCTAAACTCACGGACGTTCGACCACCAGCGGAACATCACAAGCCTGCTGGAAGAAGGAGAACCTGCCTGGCTTCACGGGTCTATGACGTACGAGCCGAACTTTAAGAATTATGTGCTAGTCAACATGCCACCAGAGCATGCCAAGTCCATGACCGTGAGTATTGACTATGTGACATATCGGATTGTAACCAATCCTAATGTCCGTATCAAAATCGTCTCTAAGACTCAGGGTATGGCAAAGGAATTTCTATATGCCATCAAGCAAAGACTTACCGCCCCAGCCTACGCCGAACTTCAACGGCGATATGCCCCAGTGGAAGGCTTTAAGGCTACCGCTGATAAGTGGACCGCAGACTCAATATATCTTGAACGCGAGTCGGGAGAAAAAGACCCTACGGTTCAGGCTCTCGGTATTGGCGGCCAGATTTACGGTGCGCGTGCAGACCTTATCATTCTGGATGACGCTGTCACTCTCGCAAACGCTGGAGAGTATGAAAAGCAACTTCGCTGGATTCAGCAGGAAGTTTTAACGCGTGTTGGCCCAACAGGAAAAATTCTAGTTGTAGGTACCCGTGTAGATCCTTTGGATCTTTACCGCGAGATGCGTAACCCTGAGCGTTATCCAGATAACCAGTCTCCTTGGACTTATCTAGCCATGCCAGCGGTTCTTGAATTTGCCGATGACCCAGAGGATTGGGTGACGCTCTGGCCTAAGTCTGATAGACCTTGGGATGCAGATAGCACAGAGCCAGATGCTGAAGGTCTATACCCTCGCTGGTCTGGTCCACACCTTCGCCGTCGCAGAGGCTTGATTGACCCTAAGACCTGGGCTATGGTCTACCAGCAGCAAGATGTTGAATCTACTGCCATCTTCTCTCCTGAGTGTGTACGCGGCGCTGTTAGCGGTATGCGCGCACCAGGTCCTCTCATCCCTGGCGCTCCTGGCCATCCAGCCAGTATGCAAAGCCAGTACGTCATCTGTTCTATGGATCCAGCCATGTCGGGAGATACCTTCTCGGTTGCCTATGCTGGTGACAGAACCAATAGCAAGCGTTATCTACTCGAAGCCAACCGCATGCCTGCTCCTACACCGCAGGCAATCCGCGAGATTATCTTTAGTTGGACTGAGAAGTACAAGCCTAAAGTTTGGGTGATTGAGAAGAACGCCTTTCAGTTGTTCTTGACTCAAGACGAGCAGATTAACCAGTTCCTCGCTACCAGAGGTATCCGCTTGGTTCAGCACTACACAGGTAGCAATAAGATGGATTTAGAATTTGGTGTCGCCTCAATGGCGCCACTATTCGGCTCAGTGGATAACCAAGGCAAGTACATGAAGAATAACTTGCTAGAACTACCACGTGCTAGCGATGAACATACCAAGGCACTAATCGAACAACTGATTACTTGGTCGCCAGGAACAAAGAATAAACAGGATGGTCCAATGGCCCTCTGGTTCGCTGAGACGCAGATGAGAGATTTTATCAATCAATCTGGCGCCTACGGCGGAACCTTCGTCAAGAATCCGTTTGCTACGCCAATGGATTTAGCCAGACGTAAGGTAGTTAACTTAGAAGAATACGCCGCTCTTCAACAGAAGATGGCCGCTAACGGGGGATACTTATGAGTCTAGATATTGACGAGTTAAGTGTAAAGATCCGCAAACTGCGCGATCATTACCACACTCGCGATGCTCGCTGGACTGATTTACAGTCTATCCGCCAAGGTGATATTCAACAGGTCTACCCTGGAATGTTCCCAGATGAATTTCCAAAGCCAATGGTTGCTAACTTCATTGACATCGCAGCACGCGATGTAGCCGAAGTTATCGCCCCGCTTCCCGCCTTTAATTGCGACTCAACGGATTCTGTATCAGACCGCGCACGTAAGAAGGCCGACAAGCGCACTATGATTGCCGCTGGTTATCGTGACACATGCCGTCTCCAAACCTTAATGTATACAGGCGCAGATCGTTATGTAACCTTCGGCATGCTCCCCTTTATTATCGAGCCAGATTGGGAAAACAAGCGGCCAATGATCCGCATTGATAACCCAATCGCGGCTTACCCAGAGTATGACCGTTTTGGCAAGTTGCTCTCCTACTCAAAGCGCTACAACAAGACAGTGCGCGAATTGTGTAATGAATTTCCAGAGCATGAGACTGTTATCCGTGGACCTTATGAGGATCGCAACTCAGAGCGTATGCTTGAGATATTTCGCTATCAAGATAAGAACGAAGTAATCCTATTCGTTCCAGAGCGCAATAACCTTATCCTAGACCGCGCAGCAAACCTCATCGGTGAACTGCCAGTGGTTATCGCTATCCGCCCAGGCATTGACTCAGATGAGAACCAACGTGGACAATTTGATGACATCATGTGGGTGCAGGTAGCCAAGGCTCGCTTCGCCACCTTGCAACTTGAAGCAGCGCAGAAGAGTGTACAGGCTCCATTCGCTTTGCCATCTGATGTGAACGTACTTGAGATTGGCCCAGACGCCACGATTCGTTCTGCTAACCCAGAGAAGATTCGCCGTGTCGGCCTTGATATTCCCAATGGAATCTTCCAAGAGGCTGCCACACTTGATGAAG